AATTTATGTGTGTAACACAAGTGCCAATAATAACTGATTGTAGATTACCTGTTTCAATTTCATTCTGGGTAATGGCTGATGTGCTATCACAATTTGCTGATGATGTTGTACCCCCATAATAAGTTGCAAGCCACTTGTAAGATGCAGGAGGAATATAGCCACAATCTTCACTGTTAGCCTCTATTAACGTGGTCGCTGATGTTGCTGTCGTTGTCCAAGTAACACCTTCATCATAACTAACTTGGTATTCCTCTAGTGTATGTTTGTCGTACCCCACACAAGTTGTTGCAGATGTTAATGTTCTATATATTGGTTGAACAGGTGGGCAAGTATCACAAATATAATCTTCTGTTATTGGCTTGGTAATCCATCTATATTCAATACAATCACTGCTACCAGTTTCATATACATCACCAATTCTTGTTGTGGTTGGCACAACATCTTCCCATGATAAGCCACCATCATAACTGACTTGGTATATATCAACATAGTATTTCGTGCCTGCTGAACATTCTGATGCTGTTGATATTGGCAATTGATGCCATCTATATACAATATCTGTATAACCACATTCCACGCTGTTCTCTTCCTTTAAAACAAGTGGCATAGGGTTTTCACTATCGCCACTGACACTATACGTTTCTGGATAGAATGGAACAGGTGGTTGGTCTCCTATCGTAATATACTTTTGATATAAATAATATGCATTATAACCCATTATAATCTTTTTCAAATAAACATATTATCAAACAAAAAAACCTAGACTTTTAAAGCCTAGGTTTCTTATGTTCCATGTTTTTACTTTCTTACTCTGCAACTTTTTCAAGTAATGCATCAACAGCTTCCTTAGTTAAAGGGAGTGGTGATTCTGCAATGTTTCCTGCAAGAACAATCTGCATACCATTGTTATCACTGCCACCTGCAAGGGTTGCCGTTTCTGCTTCAACTGGGGATATTCTGCCAAATGCTAGATAATTTTCATCAGCAGTTTTCAACACTGCCATATATCTGCCCAGTGATAATGCATCAAGTGCACCATGCATGCAAGCATCATATTTGCCAGGAACCGTAAAGGTAATTGAAGCATTACGATACTTTGTGCCATTGTCTGCAACTACCAACGTGTCTTCGAAAGAAGCACTGTTTTTCTGTGGCTCTATGTGATAGACGTTTGCACCAGTAACTAAAGTTATTGCAGATATTGCTTCACAACCTTCGCTTGTACCAGTACCAGTAGTTGCACTAGTTGCACTAATATCAGAATAGTTGATAAGATAAATATCTACAATTTCTGGAAGTACGTACCCACAAGAAGTAGTTCTTAAAAGGTTTCTATTTAGATTACAAATTGCCATGATTGTATATTTTTTTACTTTTTATTTTTCTTTTTAAGTGGGGATAACCCTATTGTTATCCCCCATCAGATAACCAAAGGAAATATATATGATAACGAATTGTTATACGCTTGCATAAACCATTCCTTCAGGGAATACAACACCAACAGCAATATTGGAAATTGCTATGATTCTAAACATGTTATCCCCAGTCGTATCACGAAGGTCAATTAACTTCCAAGATAAGTGTGAATCGAAGGTATCAAAACCTAATACCAAGTTCCTTGGGTCTCCAAAGATTATGGTGTTTCTGCTCTGCATGGTTGGGATAACTTCATAACCAAGTATGATAACACCACCATCAGCACCCTTTGCATAGTTGGAGAAAATGCTATTGTTGTTTGGGCAACAAACCTTACCAAGTGCCATCTTTAAGAGGTCAACGTCAGCCTTGTTCATAAGAACCTTATATTTACCAGTGTCAACTTCTGCAGCGTTTGCAACAGAAAGACCGCTTGAAATAACAGTTTCGACTTGGGCAAGTATATTGTCAACAGTGAAAGCAGTTAATGCAACGCTTGTAACAGCTGAATTACCTGACAACTGCTTTTCAACACCATCAGTGACCTTTAAATAAGCCTTGGTTGTTGCAGTTCTAGCGGTGTCACCCTGCCAGAAAATCTCTTCGTATTCACGTGCCATCTTCTGACGATACTTGTCAAAGAACCATGCTGCAAATGTCTGGGGAATGCCGCCATTAAGACTGATTGAAGTCTGTTCTACTAAGAATGTATTCCAGAAGGTATCGTAGCAGTTTTCAAGGTTTGATTTAATTGCAACCGGCTCTATAAAACTTTCTGCCAATGATGCAGCACCTTGGGGTGTAAACGGACATGAATAAGCCTGCCATACATCACCAATCTCTCCAGTATAAAGTTTCATTTTACCCTTTACACCATCCATCAACGTAATACCATAATTACGAAGGTCTAAAGTGTACATATCTCTAGCAAAAATATTCTGATACTCTTTGCCACAATAAGTTAATCCACTAACATCTATGAAATTAGCCATAATTTTATTTATTTTAATCTATTATTTTATCATTTTTGCATACTCTTCGTATGTTGTTTATTTTAAACATATTTCAGTTTTTGCAGAAACTATTGTAGATAGTTTTTCATCGTTTCACGCCAATTGTCAAAATTGTCACCACCTTTCTTGCCACCGCCATTCGTATTAATTGGATTAACAGATGGTTCTTTTTCTAGGGTCTTAACTTTCTTGTTTAGGTCTTTGTTTAAGCCCTTCAATGCTTCGATTTCTTCTTTTAAGTTCTTAATTAAGTCTTCAAGGTGGTTGTCCTTTGGTTCGTCAGGCTTGTTTTCTGCCTCTGTAGGCGTTTCTTCCTTTGCAGGTGGGGTAGTTGTAGGGTCTTCCACTTTTGGAGCCTCTACAGGCGTTTCTATAGGCTCTACAGGCGTTTCAACAGTTGGTGTTGCCTCTTCAAATTCTGCCTTAATGGCTTCAACCTCTTTTTCATAGTCTTCAACGCTTGTAAAACCAGACATTTCAGCCAATTCTTGTTTTGTTGGTGTAATCTTTACTGCTTCGCTTCCTTCTACATCAACATCACCTTTTGCAAACACTTCTTTCAGTGTTTCCTTCATTTTCTTCCAAAAATTCATGTTGTCTACTAAATCCATATCGTTATCATTATTTTCAATTTTATTAAATTCTTCCATTGACAGTGCACATTCCAAACTAAATCCTAGTAATTCACCGCTTTCAATACGTTTCCAAACATCGTTTGAATCCACATAATATGTCTGGAACCAACTACCAACAGGCAACTCTTTTGACAGTCCCATTGAAAGTGATTTGTCATATACCAAATCATTTTTTATCCACTGTTCAACCAGATAAACGCCATCAGCATTTTCTTGATGTTGCAACGTCACTTCATGCTGCTTGTAGTTCTTTAAAAAGTCCATCGACATTTTTTCAATTGCTTCTGCTGAAAAAACAATATCATATTCTTCTCCAGTTTCTTTGTTCCTTCTGTAGATAGGTTTGTTTGGGATAGCAACAACACCTGTTATCATGTGTTTCTTATCATCAGCAAACTTTTCAACTATTGGTGTATCTTCGTTGAAAACAACAAAAGTCTCTTCCATCGCTGGAGAAGTAACCAAACTGCATGCAAAGGCTTCTGATTTGTCTGCCGTTACTAAATATCTTTTACGCTTTTTTGCCATATTCACAAAGTATTTTAGAATAAACATATCCTAGACAAAAAAAGTGGGAGTTAGCTATCGCCCCTAACTCCCATCAGCCCATTAATACGAAATTCCTAACTGTAAACGGTGCTACTATATCTTATTCAAACTTGAAAGCATCTAATCTTCGAAGCCAACCTTTCAAGAACTTTGCCTTTGACTTATCTCTCCTTGCAATGTCTTCAAAGTGTTTTTTTCTTCTCTCCCACAACTGTTGAAATAATTTCTTTTGGTCATGATGGTTATTTATTGCTGCCAATGTCTTTGGGCCTACTTTTCCATCAACTTTAACGCCCAATATTGCTTGTGGGTATTTAATGCCATATATTCCGCTGCCCCAAGTCCAATCGACTAGCAAATTGGCAATGGCTTGATTGTTTATTTGGTCTGCACACCATCTATTCCAATATCCCAACTTAAATATTGTTTCCCATTCTTCATTGGTGATATTCTTTAAATCTTTGCAAGTCTTTAATTTGCCATAATATTGTTTGTATGTTGCCAATGTCACACCTTTCATTGTGCATATCATGCCATCAATATTGCCTGCATATCCACCTTCAAACTCTAGTATTATTGGTACTAATTTCTTATAATCTGCCATATTAATCTTGTAGTTTTTTAAGTTCGTAGCCTTCAACGTTATCCCTCCATATAATTGTGCCTTGGAACTGACCATTATAAAAAAAGCCATAACCATAAGGTGCTTTATATTGATTATCATAGGGATTCTTACAAATTAATACTGATTCCAACACCTGCATAAGCATCAATTTTTTTATTAAATAATCCATAACCAATGCCCAATTGTGGAGTTATTTTTATTTTATTTGGTTTTACATAGTTTGTTATCGTTACAGTTTTTATAATTTCCTGCTTTCGCCAATCTGCTTTTATCCAATCTAACCTTGGATTTATACCTGTAATACTGCTCTCCAGTATGATAGAATCGTTTTGACTGCATAAAGTGTCTTTATATAACTTATTTTCTGTAACTAGCTGAATTGTATCACCTTTTTCGTTAAATACTGTGTCCGTCTTAACAATTTCTCTATATACCTGTTTTGTTTTGGTAATTGTTATGGTATCTCTCTGTTTTATTGTATCATTAACAACGATGGTATCTGTCTTTTCTATTTCAATTACTTCTGCCTTTTTGCCTAGTATATTATATACATGTGCTCCAATCAATGCAAAAATAACGGCAAATATTAACCATTTAGTTCTGTCCATATTTTCTGTCTTCTTCAATGTCTTCAAAACGTCTTAATTTCTTTTCAATCTTGGTTTCAAACTGCATCATAGAGTTTTTTACAAATCCGGTAATACCAAATAGCGCCAAACCTGTTGCAAGTAATGTTGCACCAGCTGAAATAATGTCAAATCCTATTGATAATGTTATGATAAATGATAAAAAGTAAAGGGTAATGGCTGCAACAATCAATCCAGTTCCATTGATAAGTTGTAGTTTTTCCCTTATGCTTATGTTTTTCCAAGTTTCTTTTTCCATTTCTTCAATATTTTAGTATAAACATACTATTCTGAAAGAACGAAAACAATCAAAGATTGTTTGCTATAGATTGTTAGTGCTTCATTAACTTCAATGATGTTTTGTTGTTTCCTGTTGGGTCATAACCAATCATTTCTACAGGTATATATACATCATCATCAAATTTCACGTTTGCCCCATTTTTTAATAATTTATATTCGTCTGGAGTGATATACACATCAATATTTACATAGTTTGAAGACAAATCTGCATAATAGTTGAAATAGTTCGTCAATATGCTCTGCTCTGTATTCTTGTACGACAAATTAACGTTGTTTAGCACGTTTGATGTTGTATATATATCAACCTTTTCGAATGGGTAACTATCAGTCCAAACGAATGCATTTGTCTTTGTTGGCTTAAACCAAAAACGCTGTGTTAAACTATATCCGTCATGCTGCATTGCTTCATCGTAATTGTAGCCATCAATCATGTATTCAAACTTGGATATTACAGGAATTGACAATGTTTCAACAGTGCCACTGTCTGCTGTATTAGCACTGTCTACTTCAATCCACTTAAAATCATCGTACCAAGTATATGAAAAGTTGATATTCTTTACTTCATCATCTATGTTATAATTATCATCGTTTAATATAATCTTAGTAAAGCCACTATCACCATATTTCTTCCAATCATCAGTGCTAAAATCAGTGTCTGGTGGTGCTGATTGTTCAAACCCCCATTCATCAGTGTCTATCTTATATTGCACTGCCAAAGTACTAGGATATTCAATAAGTTCTGATTCAGCATCATTAGAATTAACCCTATTATCTAGATTAATAATTGGCGGGTTGTTAGTGGTTGCTATTTTCTTGGTATCAATCGTTATTGTCTTGCCATATTGTTTTATTTCAAGGTTGTATGCATCCATCACGTTTTGTATGAAACTTGCTATTGTCGTTTCATCGTTTAGGAAATTAGACAGCCTTAAATCAACATCAAATTCTGTCGTTGATGAATAGTTAAAATCATCAGAACGAAGGGCATTATAAGACCTCTCTGACATCGCTGTTATATCAAGGTCAACAGTTGTATCAATTGGGTACGTTACAACGTTACCAGCAGCGTTATTATAGCCCCTATTGACTTGGAATAACTCTAATACATCATTCTTATACAGATAGACCATGCAACTAAATCTTGCTGACAGTGTATTGGCATTTGAAATGATTGTTGTTGCAGGTGCTCCATAGGTGTTGGAATTATATGTTGTCTGCTCTTCGTTTACAGTGTTACCAGTACCCTTTGTTAAGTGAAGGTAGCCATTGTTATCATAGAAAGCATTTGTTTCTTCACTGAAACTTCTAGTCCAACTATAGCCATTCTTAATAACAGCCTTGCAACCACTTCTGCCATTGATTCCCATGCTTGAAACACCACAAATGAAGTCGCTGTTAACAACGGGGTCATAAGCCATTATTTCATTGTCAACATATACATACCCATAATCACCATAGGAATAGTTTCTGGGTGTTGTGTTAGTGCCACCACCTCTTCTATTCTTGCCAAAATCACCACCTTTGCCACTTCTGCTGCCACCAATTGTGTTTATTGTTCCTTCACCTGCCTTTTGCCCTCCAAAACTGCTGCCTCTAGAATGCATCAAAGAAATACCATCAAGTTTTGTTGGAAGACCTGTATTATAGGGGTCATCATGGGGGAAACATGTTTGCCATTGGTTGATGTTGTTGTAATACCTAGTGCCTATTCTATACATCGTTTCAGTTGGGTTGCCATTAGAATATTCAGTGTTCCACTTTCCCTTTATTAACTCCAAATTATCATTATAGTTTCTTACCAACTGAATTTCCACTGGGCATGTTTCATAAAGGTTTCGTTGCATTGTCAGTTCCTTTTCTTCAATATCATCACCAGCGCCACCATCAGTTATGACATTTTGGACTGCTGTAATTTCGCCTGATTCAAGTGTGCATGTTGCACGTAAATCAATCTTATACCAACCATCAGCAGGTATTACAATGCATTTTTCATTATCATCAAACATATATGTTGGTTGGTTGACAATCGTTGTTCCAGAACGTAGCAAGTCATAAATTTGAACTGTCTTGAAGTTCCAATCTTCGTATGTCTTTGTATTGGTGTTAACACTAGTTGAACTGCCAAATCCTGCCCTTCCATTCTTAACATGGAAATATGGAAATTTCAGTTCTTGTTCATATCCTTCTGTATTGCTATAGAAACGTGTCGTTAATGACACCTTGCCCATTCTTTCATTGCCTAGATTATACAATGGCTGTTGTTCAGATGATAGGTTGCAGGACATATAAACATTCTTCAATATTTCATCATTGAAAGCATCGCCGCCAACAGTATATCCCTTCCATTCGAATGCCTTTTTAACAGTCTGGAGCATATTTAATGACGGAAAGAAAGATTCTACCCACCATTTATTATATTCGTCTAATTGAAACTTTGAAGTATAATCATTTGCCACCGTATCACTGAAATAAGGCGTTTTTTGGAAGACACCATAGGATATTAAGGGGAAAGCAATTTCTGTGTCTCCAGAGGCGTTATATGCATTAATAGACGATATTCCATTAAAAGGCTTATACCAAGGAATTTCGTTTAATGTATCTTCACCAAATATTTCGTCAAGTGAATAAGTTTTCACTGCCACCAAATTGCAGTTATATTTATTGTCTTTATATGAATTGATGATTAACGTGCCTTCAAATATCAACTGTTCATCAGCATATACTTTTGCATCATACCTGTTATGAAACTTTGAAGGTTTATCCAGACAATTTGCATATTGGAATATCTTGTTATTCTCTGCTATTGCAGGAACTTCAAAACTGAAACTGTATTCACTTTGGGTAGATGAAATATCAATTGGGTTGAACACTGTTGCATTCAGCCTTAAATTAACGTCTTCACTTTCCAACGTCAACAATTGATTATTTACATATATTGTTAATAGGTGATTTTTATAAACCATTTTGCTAGATATTTGAATAATGATATTTTAGAGTACCTTCATACAGGTTATTGGAATTATCCACTTCATCAACGCTTACACTATCAAGGATAACTTCATACGTCTTGTTATTAACTGTTGTCCAAATATAAGGGCTTCTTGCCAGGTCATTGTAGATATATTTGCCATCCTCTTCAAATATGTGGCTTTTCAATGTAACATCATATTTAACTTCTTTATTATATGGCTTTTCCTTGCTTATTACATTGTTGGTGTAATAGTCATATAAGTTCTTGTTATATGTTGCTGTTTCAACGCTTCTTGTCTCTGTCTTTTTGCCTGTAAAATCAATAAAAGATGTGCCGCCATAACTATTCCTAAAGTATATACGCTGGCAATATTCTGTCATTTTCAAAGGCTTTATGACATTATATCTGATAGGGTCAAGGCCATCAATTTCTACATCTAGATAAAACGTATCATTCCATACGCTTTCATTCAAGACAACTTCCATATCAACCAATTTGTCTTCACCAGAAGAATATGATATTGTATCACCTGTAATGTCATTAAAGGCAGAATCAAGGTATGTTATTGTAATATCGCCATCGCTGTTTAAACCACGATAGAATGATATTGGCAATGTTGGCTGATAGATGTATAATAGGGTATGATTTCCCTTGTCTTGCCATGCATTGCCTCTGGATACGTTTTGTGCAAGTATAGGGCTGCTGTTCATTATATAGTTTTCACCTTGATTTACCATGTAGCCAACTGCAACCCTATTGTTATTCATTGTTCCAACGCTGTTGTATTGGCCATAGTTCGTTGTATAGCCAATTATAGCCTTCCAAGGCTTCGTTTGGCCTACTTCTGCTATAGTTTCAAGGGCAGGGGATATATTGAACGATACAGTGTCTTTTGGGCATGTCTTTTCCAATGTCGTAACATAATTATCGCCGCTATACAAATCAAGTGATACCTTTGCCATTGAAAGTGGTGATACATCTTGCCCATCAGTACCAATGAATGTTATTGCTGCTATTGGGATATTACTACTATATGAAGACTGTGTATTGGTTTCAAATATGTCTCTGGCTATCAATGACACTTCATTGCTATTTTGTACAACATTGTATAACGTAATTATGTTGGAGCAATTTCTAAATGCTCTAGCTATGGAGGCTGCTGTTGAAACATTATTTGACGAAATATAGAAGTTCTTATTAATGGCATTTTCATAACTTCTGACATTGCTGATGGTTTCACCTAGTACACTGATGTAATACGTCCCATCAGGTGCAGATGCAATTGAAGCACTGTCTTGCACTGTAAAGCGTAATACACTTCGATGTGCAGACGTTGAAGGGCTGTTGTCAGCCACTTTTATAATGTTTGGAACACCTGTAAGGCAAATGACATTATTAACGAAGTCATTTAATGTATATATTATCATGAATTAAAAAATTTATCTGTTTCTTCCATTATTTTTTCGAATACGTTATCAGCCCAATCTTCAAAAAACTTTTCTAGAAATGGCAATATCACTTCCAAGTCACCTTCTGGGTCATAATTGATGAATGGTCTTGGGGCAATCGAATATGGCTTCTTTGGGTTGAACATTGCCTTTGCCAATGCCCACATCATTTCATTTTCTGTTAGGTCAACCATTCCATGTTTTGTATGTTTCTGCCATCTTATATGTTTTCTTCTTATCCAATCCCTTATTGAAAAAAGATATTCTTGGAATGTGCCCGGTCCTTTCTTTGTTCTGTACCAACCTGTTACTACCCATTGATAGTAATTGGCGATTTGGAATATTAACGTTGTGTCGCTTCTTGGGTAGACATCAACACTATAATAAAGTCCAGAACCAACCAACGTATTTGTTCCTGTCCTTTTGTTAATGCCAATGTCAGAAGCCATTCTTCTTAATATTTCCTTCTTGACTTCATTTGCCAATTCTGTTAAAGCGTCTCTAATCTTCATTTACATATATGGGTTGGTTTAAGGGTTATTTCTTGGAGGTCTATTTCTTTGTCCTTTTCCTCTGGGTATGGGTCTTCGTTGAACCAATCGCCAACTGCACAGAGGTTGATAGGTGACACAACGTCTAAAATAACACTTACCTTAACGCCTGCATTGGCTTGGGAAGTATATCTTGACAGCGTTAAAATACTCCAATCATACAGTTTTAAAATGCCTTGAAATTCGGGCATATTATCGTAATAGGCTAGTAGGTTAACTGCTGCATTATAACATTGGTCTTGGACGTTTAAAATGGCTTCTGGCGTGTTTTCAGCAAACCCCAATATATATACTTGCAACTCTATCTTATTGATGTTTGTTGTTAGGTTATATTGGGACATTGTAACATCATCAATATAGCACTGTAGCGTGTTTTCATTGTGCTGTTGGTTGATAAGGTCTTCACCTGTATATTTAACAAAGTTAACGCCCTTGAAGCGTTTCATAACGTTTTCTATTGATTCTATTATATCTTTGTAATACATGTCAATAATTTTTCTAATAAACATATCATTGTACGAAAAAAGGGGCGTTAATGCCCCTTCTTTGCCTTTCGTAACGTATCCTTGAATTTCTCTTCATCTTCGTCTGCTTCTGCTTCATCAATCAGATATGACAAATATTGTAGATAATCTGCTAGATAAATTTGATAGATTCTTTCAACTTCCGTAATTCTTTTGTCAGCCGTTTGGTAACATGTGCCGATAAATCCCCACTTTTCCTTAAATTGGCTATATGCTGCTGAATGTGGCTTATTTCTTCTGCCACCTGTAAAGACAGTTGGGTAGGTATCTCTAATATTATATATAAGTGCAAAAAAAAATTCACAATGGGCAATATGCTAGTTATTGGCTGCTGTTCAAACAACTTTATTCTATCTTCTAGTATTTCATTTTCAAACTTTGAATCATATACTTCATCGTCTTTCCTGCATAATATGGCCAATAATGCAGCATAGTTATGCTTGTCACTCTTCAATATTGAATCTGCTGCAATAAACTCCCCTGTCTTTAGTTGATTCTGGAAATGAACGCTATATTTTTCACCATCGATAACAATTGAATTGGTTGGTTCTTTAACTGTTGGTGCTTTCTCCAAAAACGAAAGTTTATCTAGTATTATTTCAGTCAATTCAAATGGAAGGGAATTAATATAATCTTCATCTTTTTCAGTGACGATTGTTAATATATCCCTTACATCAAATTTCTTTTCTTCATTATCATAATATCGTTCTATTTCTTGGAATGTCTTTAATGTAATTTCATTCCAACTTATCGGGCAATGAATTTCGCCATAATCTATTATATCTTTCATTATTTAACTAGTTCTAAACCATTATTTACGAAACCTAAACTATTTCTGCCATAGTTCTTTAAGTCCTCTTTGCATTGAAGTGCTATTCCAAGGCTTGTTATGGTATCATCATGATAGCCACTTTTTGCAGCGTATGTTATCTTTCCTGTTTTCGTCAATTGGAATGAAAATGTGGCAAGTTCCGAATAAAGAAGCGTGTTTTCCTTTTCAAAATGAATATCATTATTTGCTATTGCAACTGCCAGTAATGATATATATTCTTTCTTTGTATCATTCGTTGTGGCAAATGTAAAGAAATTATTCTTCCTTCGTAACTGCTTTTTTATTTCATTTGCCATCACTTCACCAATGCTGTTGTTTTCAATGTATGTTGCTATTGGGTTGTACTGGTTGATAAGTTGTGCAATCTGCTTATACTTCCCATCCAAATCACCATCAATCTTATGTTGTCTTACTTGATTCTGACTGTTAACGACTGTTAAAATGGTGTTATCTTCTCCAACTGATGAAGGGTCAATTCCTATCCAGCATTTACCTGTCTGATATGTGCCATCAAAACAATTTTCAAAGTTTGGAAATACTGTAAGAGCATTATCTAGAAACTGTACTTCAAATTCTTGCTGCCATGCCAAAGGTGGGTAGCCCTTCTTTAATTCTTGTATTTCTTCATGCCTAATTAGTTCATCGTCATATATGGTTGCTGATATTTCTTTATATCCTGCTTCGCCATTTAACGCTTTCAAGTATAAGTCATAGTACATGCCTTGCTTTCCATTTGGTGTAGATATAACTAGTACTTTTGGCCTTCTTGCCTTTATAATTGGGAATATGACGTTATAAAAAGGGTCTTGCCCATCAGATGTTTTAACAGGGAAAAACGCTGCTTCATCAAGGACTAGAATGCCACTGATTGTGACACCACGAATGCTGTTTGGGCTTTCCATAGAAAAAAACTTTAATGTACTTCCAAAAATGGTTTCAATCTTCAAGTCAGATGAATTTGCTTTCTTGATAATGCCTGTATTATCTAGCAATGAAACAATTTCAGAATATACCTTCTTACCTTGGGCAAACGTTGGTGATATGTAAGCAGAATATGTATTTGCCATGCAAAGGTATTCAATCAGCATTATTTCAGCAAATACAGTTTTCCCACTAACATTGCCTAGACCATCTTGCAATTAAGAATTGGCAATCTTTATCATGCAAGATGGAATAGGCTTCTTGTTGCTTTTTTGTAAGATTTATTTTAAAGTTTATTTTCATCGTCAAATCCAAAATTAATTGTTATACCATTCTCCTTGTCAGAGTTTATTTGAATGGCAGTTGATGGTTTATCGCCAATGAATATTTTTGCAATTGAATCTAGTACTTGTTTTGCTGTAAGTGTATTTCCTGCCTGCATAGCTTCTGCATATAACTGATAGTACTGGGAATATAGTTTTGACTTCAAATCTTCTAAATCCTCTTCCCTATCAGCCTTAATTCTATGCATTGCAGTCCTATAATACATTCCTGCCGTTGCCTTGGTGTATTTCTGCCTTTGGCCGTCATATAACTGCTGTTGAAGTTTGGCAACAATGTCTGACTGTTGTATGCCATTAACAATGTCAGCAGTTATTTGATTAAGAAGGTCTTCGACATATTCATAATCTTTGGATTTCACCACAATGCCATCGTAGAAACTTTTACTATACCTCTCTGCTTTTGGTCTAGTATGGCTATTTATTATTGGCATTTTATTTTGCTTTTGGCCTGCCAACTTTTCTTGGCTTATTTTCAGGCGTTTCTAAAGGCTTTTCTTCAACAGGTGACATATTCTTCGCCTGCTCCTTTTTAAATTGATTTAGGGCTTGTTCTAATGCCTCTACACGCTTTCTTATACAACTTCCACAGTTCGTTGGAGAAAGATTTGTATTCAGCACTCTATTATATACATCTTGCAACTGCTTGCTGTCAACATAAAAGTTCTTATTCTTAATTTCAATGAATTGTTCAATCTTCTTTATATCTTCATCACTTATTATCATAATCTTCTAGTCTTATCGTATTATTTTTCTGGTGCACGAACATTGCAATAGCATTTAAAACCGTTACTATCAATCCCACTATCAACAATACCCACCATTCAAAGCTTACCCCAATAGCTATATACACTGCTGCCATTGACCAAGTTGTTAGGCATAAGCGACAAGAAAAAGGGCGATAATCCAAATAACTTGGTACTTTGTTTTTTTCAGTAACATACCATGCAGCATAACTAACTGCTAGGAATATAACTAAAACTAAAACAAATTGAATTAACGTTATCATATTCTATTTTTATTTAAACATATTTATTTTCAATCAAATATAAGATTTCCATAAATTTTATTAAATTCCTTATCAATTTCTTCTTTCGTAACGTTATCTTTCAACCACTGCTTAACTTCTGCCACTTTCTGCCTGCAATTCTTTATCCCTGTTCTTTTGACGAGTTCTTGGTATGTAATTTTTTCGAATACCTTCAATTTGAAAAGATACAAATATTCTGCTGGAAAGTTGTCTTCAACCTTTTTGAAAAGATATAGGGTCGAAAAGTCTTTATAAAGGTCTTGCTTTAACTTTTCCTCTTCTGTCAGTTTAGAAGATTGATATTCTTCGTGGGTTGATGTTGGGATATTCCCACCCATATCAATTCGTTTGGCGTTTCTGGAGTATTGCTTTTCCCTTCGTATGTTTGTCCTAAACGCCATGAAAAAATAGTTTTCATACCCCTTTGGTGAATTATCGATTATTCCATCTTTCATTATTTTGTCATATATTTTCATATATGTATCAGAAAACACGTCTTCATCAAATTGAAATTTCTTGGTATTTTTACAATATGCTGTTAAATGGCTTTTCAAATAATCATAGTTTTCGTTGACGTATTGAAGAAATTTTGTTGCATTTTCTTCATTTGTCATTTACTGCTTTTCCCATTTTCCTTCGTTATTTAAGTATATAACTGCACTGTCTAGATATAAGCCTTGCTTGCTTGCTTTTTCCATTGCCCTATATCCATGATTTACAGTTTTGATTTGGTTAATACGCTTTGGCCTATGATTTAATTTTAACAAATTGTGGATAATAATGCCATTGTTGCAAATGGTAATATGCAGTGGGATTACATCATACGATAGTGCATCAAAAATAATATCAAGGCCCTTGTCAGTTGACAGTAGAATGTTATCGTCAAAAAATGTATTGTTTGAAGATGAACAACCACTGATTTTCCATTCACCATTTTCGTTCTTGATGATATTAAGATTACGATGCTTTATCTCTATGATAACGTCCTTATCATTTATTGTCTTCCCACTAACATCATAGTAGTGTTTCTCTGGTGTACGTTCAAGGCTTTTGAACAAGTTATTTTCTTCGTTGAATGCTTTAAGTAAATCAAAACCTAGGTCTTCATTAATGCTGAAATAATTGTTATTAACCATATTTATTATTTTTATGTTGTTATTTAATAATAAATATAAGCAAATTTTGAAAAGTTTAAATAATTGCCACTAAATAGCAAAAATCTTGATTTAAATCAAGGCAAATACAAAAGTGTCTTGCACTAGACATTAAAGTAACGTGTCCCGTAGAGTGTCTTGGTAGATATATAAAAAACATAAGTGACTGACTATCACAGCCAATCACTTACATAAGTCGATATTAATAACTATTATCGTTTATATTCTTAATATTTTCTTAACTTATTTTATATCAGCATATTTGGTGGTTTCGATAAAATGTCCTAATTTTGCCGACGATATAAATAACATGTCCCACAAAGTGTCCGGATTATGAAAGTACAAAGTGCATCAATCAAGTTAATCCATCGAACAAGCAAGGTCTTGGCCGATGGCAGTTCACCAATCTATCTTCGTTGCAGTTTCAATGGAATGAAGGAAGTATCAACAGGCTGTTCATGTACAGTTAAGTATTGGGATAAGAAAAATGAATGCATAAGGAAAGGCTACCCCAATTATGCTTCCATTAATCAACTGATTCAGCAAATGAAGAATGATGCCATTAGGCGAAGGAATGAATTTGAAATTAATGGCATTGCATATACACCTGCAATGGTGCTCCAACAAAAGGTTGCTACAGTTGCCATAGAGGGCGATTTAAAGGCTCTGATTGGGCGATATACTGCAAGCCTATCGCCAACCACCAAGAAGACTTGGAAAGCGTTCCAGAACAGTTTCTTTGGCTTCCTTGGAAGGGATATAACCATTCAAGAATTGGACTTGGACACCATCAAGGCATACGCCCAGCATTTGGAAAATAAGGGTCTTAAAAGTGGCAGCATCTTAATGTTCGTTACCAAGTTGTCAGCGTTATGTAAATTTGCCATTGAAGAGGGCATTATCAAGGATAACCCATTTAAGCGCTGGAACTTCTGCAAGAAGTATAAGGCTGATGCAAACTTGCTATATGTTGACCGTCAATGCATTGATGTATTGAAGGAAATGCTGCTTGAACAACTTATTACAATGACAGGAAAAGAAACGTTCAGATATAACGATGATGGCCTTGAAAAATTTCTTGACAGAAAGAGTGACCTGTTTTGTCTAGCCTTTTATCTTATTGGATTTACTGCATTTGGCGCTGCACCAATTGACCTTTGCCAATTGAAGATTAGCGATATGGACGTTGAAATTGTCAACAATGTAAATTATTATTGTTGGTCAATTAAACGACAAAAAACAGGTGTTCCAGTTAAAATCATGATTAGTCAAGATAAGTTCTTTGATTGTGTTATATTCAGAACACTTATAATGTTTAGAAAAGGGTATTTGTTGCCAGTTCTTGATGGAGTCGAAAACGACCATCTAAAGATTTATAAAAAGGTTTCAAATTGGTTGTCAAACCACTCTGACGTGTTAAGGGAATGGTTTAGGAAAGCCAATGAAAGGATTGTTAAGATGAATGTTGAAAATGGTAGCAATATTCCATTGATTGATTTGGAATGCACATTCTACAGTTATCGTTCATCATTTGCAATGGCATTTCTGCAAAATGGTGGTAATCTTATACAGTTATGTTCTATGCTTGGAAGGGGTGTTAATGCTTCGCTGAAAGCATACGTTAAGTTGCTAAAACAAAGCAAAGACATTGCTGATGCCGTGAACATTATGGATTGATTTTTAAAAGACTCTCCCCACCGGTTATGATGGGGAGAGCAATCATATGGAATAAAAAAAAATAAATTAAAGACAGTTCTTTTGGCCTACTGTCAAGGCTGTATGATAATTATTGTTTTAGGATTTCTTTTCTCCCCTTTTCCACTAGTTCATCCCACTTATCCCAATTTATGCATGGCCAATGTTCTGCTTCCCATTGTTGAAGTTCATCCTTTATCGTGAATAGCGTTTCTTCATTAAAATCGCCCACATAAACTATTGGTATGTTTTTTACGTGTTCAGGTTTTGGTGGTTTTTCAAATGGTTTAACATGGGTATTGATAAGTTGCTTAAGAAATAATTCTTTTTTCAACTTGCCAACCCTTTTCTTTTGGGCTTGCTTTGCTTTGGCCGCCTTTTTCTTTTGTTCCTTTTCCCTTTGTTTTTGTTGCTCCTTTTTTGCCTTGAACGCTTCTAAAAATACGTTAATGTCTTTCATGATTTTTCGATTGTTTTTTGAAAAATGGCCGTCGATAGCATTACTAGTATTTCTACCAACAGCCATTGACACAATTGTTAACAATTAATATCACTTTCACATCGATACTTATTTTTATTTTGAAAGGTTAACTGTGCAGTTTTAACCGAACACACTGCCAACGGTATATTTCTTTGGTTGTTGATATTCTATTACCTTCCATATGCTATCCGCTTTGATGTAAATTTGCTTATCAAGTTCCCTCCTTTGCCTAAGTTTCATCCTCTTCATCGCCAAATCTTTTACAATGCAAATATACAAAAACTTTCTGACAAAAAGAAATAAAATTGAAAATATTTTTTAATAATTTAAAATTGTTGCCTTTTTCTTCTTTATTTAAAAAATTTTTTATATATTTGTAAATATAAATATAATTTAATATTTTTTAAAACTATTTATTATTAAATACGTCTAATAATATATTTATATAAGAAACTAGTTCGAAATGGTTTCTTTTTTTACTACTAGGAGGGTTTACCCAAACCATTTATATCATCCCTCCTAGTTTTTATTAAAAATGGTTTGGAAGGGTAAAATAATTTGATATAAATGATATTCAATGGCTAAAACAAAATTTGAAGAAATGTTTGATAGACTGCCATCAAACATCAAAGAAACAGAGATTTTAAGACTATCGTCAAAAAAAGTGCTTGCTGCATTATTGGAACTGTTATTGCATAGTGATGCTAAAGGAAGTAGAATTATTTATTGCCAAAACTCTAGACTTAGAAAAATAAGTGGTATAAATTCAAATGAACTCCTATCATCCATTGAACAGTTAATTGATTATGATTTAATTACTAGAAAAGTTGGTAAGGCAAAAGGTGAAGCATCTGAATACACAATCAACTTTAAAAAATTGAAAGAACCACTAGTTGAAAAAACATTTGATGATTTATTCAATGATTTTTTTGAAGACACCAAATCACTGGAAAAGCCTATTAATACTCCAATTACAATACCAATTACAACTACAATAACAAATACAATATCAAATTCAATAACAAATACAAAAACAACTTCAACATCAACTTCAAAAACAAAAGAAATAAAATTTAGAGATGGAACAATTGCTTTTTTCAATGAAAAGTTTAACAAATACATTTATAAAATTGATGAAACAACTTCAAAAGAAACACTAGAAGAAGTATCAACTAATAAAGATTACATGGTTTGTTGAAGTTAACCAATAGTTCAACTAAAAGAATAAAATAAACGCCGCCACGCCTTGAAGGTGGCGGCTTAAAAAAATAAAATAATTTATACCAATGTTGACAATGGATTACCAAGACCTTCAGTACAAGTATTCTAGACCAAAGAAGAAAAAACAATCCCAACTGAAGGATGAAAAATACCAGCTTACCAAGAAAAACTTCTCCGCTTCAACTTGGAAGGATTATAAAGAATGGGTTAAAGAGCAAAAGGCCAAAGAAAAACTTCAAGAAAGCCTCTCCAGTCAAAAGAAAAAGTTGAAATGTAAAGATACCAAGGTAAAATCCAAGAAAGCCTCCCAGAAGCCTAAAAAAGCCATTTCAAGGAAAGAACAATACCTTCAAGACCTAGAGCATCCACTATGGCAACGGAAAAGAAATACCATACTAAAGAGAGACCAATTTAAATGTAGGTGTTGTGGTTCGGTGCATAACCTCCAAGTTCATCATATTAAATACTCTAAAGGAAAACGACCTTGGGAATACCCAAACATTGACCTAATAACACTTTGCAAGGATTGCCATAAGAAGGTGCATCAAGATAAGAATAATGAACTTAATCCCTATAAAAAACAACAAAAAGTGGAGGGCTATTAACCCTCCAACTCTTCATCCAACTCCATTGCCATTGCCTTTACATTCCACAACGTTTTCAGCAATTCTTCGTTAAAATCATCACTCTGGATATTCACAATTGACATCTGTTCATCAATCATGGAATCCAATTCTTCTAGAAATTCTTTCTTTGTCATTTTAAATAATTTTTTTAATTAAACATAAATTTTTAATCTAGCTGTATCGATACAGTGCAACTATACAAAAAATAAAATCAAAAACAAAATCCTTGGCCACCATTTAACACTATTTAACAGAAATGCACCGGTTGCTATCATAGAAGCCCCACAATCGATTTATTTATGTTGGGTGGGCAATGTATAAGGCCAAGGAATTTTAATGCCCTATTGGGCTTTATATAAAGAAATGCACATGCATGTGTGTACACTATTATATAGGGCTGAAAAGAATCATAAATCTTTTAACATTCTTTAACAACGAAAATTTCTTTTTCCCATTTTTTTTTACCATATTTGCATTGTTCGAAGGAAGGAACACAGAATGAAAAACAAAAATAAAAAGAATTATGAAAAAGATTAGTAAGGTAGAAAAGGTAATAAAGAGCCTTGTAAAGAAGAGTGAAGAGTTTAAGCAGATTGTAGAAAACTATCACAACCAAAAAAATGAAGATGGAACACCAAATTGTCTATTTCATTACACTGATTGCAAGGCACTTTGGGAGAAACTTGGAAGTCCTACACTTCCTAACTATGGCGAAGAAAGCCTTGAAGAATGGGAGAATTTCATTTATCTGTTGGGAGAGTGTCTTACAGAAGCAACAGATTGCAACTATTATTATTATTCAGAAGGATTATCAATTTAATATTAAAAAAATATGAACGAAAAAACATTTACTGATTTGGTTGAAGTGCTTCCATATCTTAAGAAAAGAGGTGTATTTGGCTTTAATGACAATGAAGGTTTTGCATACACTGTAGAGCCAACAGAAAAATGGAAGAATGAATATGCTGTAATAGTTGAAAACTGGTGGCGTTTTTATGATTTTGATGCAGCCGCTGACTACGAAAACCCAAATAATTTTGTTGCAGAATGTATTATCGAAGAGGCTTTGAATAAATTGGAAATGGAAGCCTATTTTGAAGAAATGATTGATGCATTTGAAAATAAACATAATAAATAATATGAACAAAAATAGATTTGAAAATGCAAAAGGAAGAATCACTGATTCGATGCAAGACGGTTATTGTAACCGTTTAAACGATGATTATTTTTACTTTGAAATTGGCGAAGACGATAAAGAGGTGATGGAATGGGGCATTGATTTCTTCAAGAACTTGATTGAAGAAGAATATGATAGAACTGTTACCAACATTGAATTTAGTGATGATGGATATGATGATGCTTGGGAAGAACATGTCTGGACTGTAGAAGTAGACTTTTAAAAAGAATTTATTTATTAACAGTATATTAATATGGGCAAAAAAGAAACTAAAAATCTTGTAGTGAAGAAAAAGGTCTTTAACGTTGAAATGTATGGCCTTGAAGGTATCGAAAAGAAAGTAGGTGTTATTAAGCTTGATGATGGAAGTGCTGATTTTGTAACAATTTGTGATATTGGCAATTGCCAAAATAAAGATGGCAGCGCCTTGACTGAACAGGATATTTTGAATATTGTACCGCAATTATTTAAAGGCATAAAGGAACTAGAGGATTAACAATTAAAATATATAGTAATTATGACGAAGAAAGAAATGAAATCAAAACTTCAACAGGCAATAACACTTATTGCTGATGTTGATAATGAAATGTCAAAAAAGACATCAATGCAAGAAGAATTCTATACTCTTGATAAAATAAGAGAAGAACTGGAAGATTTTGAAGATTCAATTTAAAATAACTAGAGATTATGACTAGAAAAAGATTTACAGAACTAACGAAGGAACTGCTAGAAACATGCATAGAAGAGATTGAAGAAAGAATTGACTGTGACAACTGGGAAGATTTGACTGATGGATTTGTTGTAGACCTTGCATATTCAATTAGCAATATAGCAGTATGTGACTATTCAATAAAAGACATTGAAAATATATACGATTTTGTGTATCATAAGCCATTCGTAAATATTGACGAACAAATTGAATATGTTGCTATAATGAATGAACTAAAGGAACTAGAGGATTAACAAAATCATAAAAAAATAAAAAAAGTTAAAAGTTATTTGTGCCCCACTGATAGTAGTGATACTGGTGCAGGGGGCTTTTAATTTTAAGCCCATTTTAAAGCCCACCAGTCGCTTCAAATTGTTTGGATGATAAATTACCTCTGATGGCAATAAAAACGCTCCAGAGGCGTTATATATCATATATTCACCAAAACAAATGATATTATGGTATTAAGCAAAATGAATTTTCAGAGTGAAGATGAAACTCTGGTTGTTGAAATCACCAAGAATGACGAATATGGCTGGGACGTGGAAGTTCGCCAATTCCCAATGGGCGATTTGATGGGCAGTTACAATGACTTTGCCAAGTTGATTGAAGACATTAGACCCTTTACCTATCGATTAAGCCAAGAAGAGCGTATTGCATTTGCAGAAGAGTTTAAGAAGATTGAATAAAAAAAAATGCAGTCAGAAATGGCTGCATTTTTAACATTTTGTTGTACCACAAAGTTATATAATGTCCGTGCATCTTCTACCAGTCGAATACAACGACCAATTTGGATTGGGAGTTTGTAACCCATCATCGCCACAACAACCCCCACAATTGCATAAGCATGTATTGAATAATGGGAACTTATCAACCCTTTGGCATATCCACTGAATGACTTGTTCTTTCAAGACTTCAACTTGTCTACGAATGTGGTCTTGCACATAGGTCATATCTTTCAAAGATAAACTATCGCTATTGTCAGATTTGCCCTTGACAACACCAACTTCTGAAAACTTTGCCCAAAGTATTGGTAGGGCTTCAAACACTGTTGCATAGCATAGATATTGGTATAAACCACCATCTTGCAACAATGCTGACACTTCATCTGACACTGCATTAGCATCAATCTGATGTTGTATCACGTCCATAAACTCCATGCCCAGAATTGGATATAACCATATCTTTTCAGCGACTGGAACATACAACATAACTTCATCATAGTTGAAGTTCTTTGGAAGTGGTGAATATTTGGCAAAATATGTTCTGTTTATAATCATAATTCATACTAGGTTTTAAATGGTATTATCTTTTCTTTCTTCAACATCATCTTCATCTTTCGTTTCAGTCGTTGGTGTGACATTGGTTGCTGTTGAAGCATCGTTTATTCTATAGTTAAGTGGTTTTAACTGCAACTGCACATCAACACCATTCATCTTGAATAGGTTGTTAACAGTGTCTAGTATTTCTTTCCTAGCGTTATTAGCCACATTAACGTTATATAGGGCGAATGCTGATTCCATGTAAGCGCCACTGTCAGAAAAACCATCAGTATCAGCAGGAAAACCAATAAGCGCCTTTGAAGGTATTTTAAAGCCTGCCATTATCCTATTGACAGTCCTTTCATTGGCTGCTTCATACAAATTGACGTTTGATGTTGGTGCTGTGAATGGCGTAAACTCTACAGGTTTATCTTCTATGCTATTCCTAAAGTTAATCATTAGGCTATTCGTGTTTTCAGCGCCAACGAACATGTTTTGTATATTGTTTATAATTGCTCTTCGTTGTTCGTCTGTTTCAACTTCTGGTAATGTCAACATTCCTGATGGCACAAATCCATTAACAATATTCTTTAACTCCCAAAGTTGGTATTGTGCTTCACATTGAATTGCATTAATAGCGCTAGAATATGTTGGCAAGCCATAATATGCATTGACAGGATTGTATTGTTTATGATAAAGAAGATAAGGCACTCCCATTGGTATTTCCTTTTCACTCTGAAAACCAAACATTGGTATCTTAACAGGTATGTTTTGGCCTGTTGCACTCCAATCCTTGCAAAGGTAAGCGTTGTTTATAACACCGTCTTCGTCCATTTCTTCCAAACGAATTGTTTCAATTGGCTGGGGAAAGAAACTATATGACTTGTTATCTTTGTTCTTTATTATCTGGAATGCAAATGCTGAATACAGTGAAAAATCAAACGCCAATGCCCTTATAAATTCAGTCCAAGACATATAATAATTGGGATTTTGAAGGTCTTCTGATTTAATTTGCATCGCCTCCAAATCAACACCTTCACCAATGATGGCATTGGTTGCAAAATCCACACATGCTTTCATTGTAACACTAGAGTTATACAACGAAATTAGTTCATAGGGGTAATCGTTTTTGATGCCATAATTTATAATGTTATATTGGGCGTTGTACCTAGTAATTGGTGCATTATCAATCTGTTTTTCAAACTTCAATACAGTAAGTCCATTTGAAGGTTTTACTTTTGTGCTTCCAACAGGCCTTCCACGTTTTTTTGCTATTTCTGCCATTTTATTTGAATTTATTGGTATTTTATTTTAATTTAAACATATTTTTTTATAAATAATTTGTTTATTAAAAATATTTTTTATATATTTGAAAAAATGTTAAAAATATGTCAAAAATAGTAGAAGAATGGCGTCCTGTAATTGGATATGAAGGATTTTATGAAGTTAGTGATTGGGGAAATGTTAGAAGTGTTGTCAGAGAAATAGAAACTTCCAAAGGAACTAGGTGTTATAAATCCAAAACAATTAATCCACAAAAAAAAGAAAATGGCTATTACATTGTTGATTTATATAATAAAGGAATAAGAGAACACAAATTCATTCATAAAATAGTGGCAGAAGCATTTATTCCAAATCCGGAGAATAAACATTGTGTAGACCACATAAATGGAGATAACCAAAATAATATGATTGAAAACCTTCGTTGGTGTACACAACAGGAAAATAACAATTTTGAAATATATAGAGAACACCAAAAAAATAACAAATTAAAGTCAAAACAAGTGTACCAATACACTTTGGATGGTGAACTTGTTAAGATGTGGCCATCAACTAGGGAAATACAAAGAGAATTAGGGTACTTTAATAGTAATATTTCTAAATGTTGTTTAGGCAAAACAAAAACAAGTAATGGCTACCGGTGGTCATATAAACCACTGTAGCCATTTTAAATTTATTTTTCAACTCCAGCAAGTTCTCTTACTCTTGCAACCCTATCCAAACCATTTTCAATGTCTTTCACTGTCACATATATTGGCTGTTCGCTCTGCACCATAACAACGTCACTTATTTGGTCTCTAATATCAATGTTATTGGGCAATACACCACCATCACCAAACTTTGAACGAATGTTCTTTATTGTTGCCTTTGGCTTGCTTGAATAAAAATCAATAAAATCGTCCAATGTCAGTTTCCTTTCAGCCCTATTGATGAAGTCCAATACAGGAACATTTTCTGCTGTAGATTTCTTTCTAATGACGTATTCCTTTCCTTCCACTTCGATTCCAGTATTTCCAACAGGAATGCCACCTTCTTTATGACTAGCACCTTCCAACAATCCACCTTTGGCGAAGGGCTTTTGCTTCTTTGCCAATGCATATTGCACTGCTGCCAATGATGTTGCCAATGCTCCCATTGCAATACCTACTGGGACAAATGGTTGTGTTGCAAGTCCATTTGCTGTTGCCAATGCTCCAGATATAAGTATTTGACGAAGGTTTCTATCATATTCTTGTTTCTTCCTTTTCTTGTCAAGTTCATCAAGTTTGTCTTGTTCCTTCTGCTTCTCCTTTTCGATACGCTTTTGTTCTGCTGCTGCTTCCCTTTGGGCTGCAATTTCAGCATTTAACTGGTCAATAAGATGTTGCCTTCTATCGCCCCTTGCACTGGATAATTCATCTTCAATTGAATTAACATTGTCCTTATGCTTCTGCAATATTTCTTCCTGCTCTGACAACTTATTTTCAAGGTCGCTAATCGACTTTTCCAAGTAGTCCTGTTGCTTATCCAACTGATAGTCTTGATAGTCGTTAACAGCCTGCATAACAGTCTGTATAGCGTTTCCAAGTTCTTGTACATAGTTATTGATGCTATTAATCAAATCACCAAGCAACGTGTCTTCTTTTTCTTTGATATAAATAGCAGTATCTTCAACTGATTTTTTAATGTCGTTGGTTGTACTTATAACAGCATTATAAATATCTGGATTTGAATCTTTATATTTTTCAGTTGCATCTTTTACAATTAAATCAATTTGCCCTAGAGTTTCAGAAACAGCCTCTTTAAGTTCTGTTAGATTTTCCTTCGTCTTTTTATAGTTTACAATAGTCCAAATGTTTCTTTCTGGCTGCTTGGATATTAAATCGTTAACTTCTGCTAAGTAATTCCTAAAGTCGTTTAATCTAACATCATAATACTGATTGTCAATTGCTGCTTGTTCATTATTTTCATCATCGATAAGTTTTCTAATGGCATATTTGTGATTTAATTCGATTAACTCCAACTTTTCTTTATGGTTTTGCATTAAAACTTCTTGATTTTTGTTGGCATCAAGTTGGATTTTCCATAATTTTTTTATATTTTTTTCATCTTCATCAGTTAACTGTTCATGGGCTTCCTCCCTATCTTTAATAATTTTGGTAATTGCTTGTCCTGCTTCAACAATTGTTTTGTGATTTGCTTGTTTTTCAGCTTCGAAACGTTTATCTTCTGTATCTTTCTGCAATTCCAATTCCTTTAATGCAGCTTCTCTTAACAATGCATACTTTTCCCTACTATTCCTTTGTTCAGCCTCTACAACTTTTTCATGGAAGGTAATCATATCGTCCATTCTTTTGCCAAAAGACGCTGCCAATGGCTCTGTATATCCAGATTCAATAGGGGGTATTTTCTTTAATGCTTCATCAATTAATCTAGCAATTTCATTCGCTTCTGCTTCAAGTTTGTTTTTATCTATATTTAAGCCAAATTCCTTTATGTTTTGTGTCGATTCTGCTATTTTCTTTGCAATTTCATCACTATATTCTTTGATGATTTCCAAACGCCTCTCTTCAAATATCTTTTCAGCTTCTAGATACTGTTTTTGATTGTTTTTTAGTTTAGCCAAAGTTTGGCGTTTCTCTTCGTCTAGCTGCATCATTCGCTTATTAAGTCCATCCTTCATGTACTTCAAACGAAGATTCTGTAGTTCCTTTTCAGCATCAACAGTTTTGGTGGTGGTTGTAGGTGTTCTGCCTGATTCTGGGTTACCTTCCGCTTCTCTTTCCATTGCAGCCCTTAATCTATTAACTAAAAATAATTCGGCTTTGTATTGCAATGCAGCTAAAGTTGCTTGATGGGTTGCAATTGATTCGGCTTTTAATGCATTAGTATATGCAATTGATTCAATGATACCATTACCAACTTGATGGTTAAGTGCTGCTTGTGCTTCTGCTTGCTTTCTAGTTTCTATTGCTTTTTCTTTAGCTTGCTGTGTGGTTTCATATAACGTCCTTAATTCATCAAGTCTCTTTTCTTGTTCAATCAGTTTGACATAATTTTCCCTTTTATTTTGAAGCACATCAAACCACTGGGACAAAGTATAATAATGCCCCATCAAATCACCATATGACTTGTTTAATTCATCTATAATCTTCTTTTCTTGGGCTGTGCTGCCACTTGCAACTTTCATCTTTGAAATAAATTCATCAATGTCAGTTCTTGCACCAATACTTTCTGCAAGTGACTTGTCAGCAACATCATCAAGTGTTTGTTTAAACTCTTCTGCTGCCTTATCTGCTGCCTTTAAATTATCAATGAATTTACCAATACCATCAATTACTTCGCTACCAATCCAAACTGCAAGTCCAATACCAGTTGCCTTTAATGCTGTTGAAAATCCCTTAACTGCCAATGTTGCTGTTTTAGAAGATTTCTCTAGGCCATTAACACCAATCTTCGCCTTGGTAATCTTTGCAACGAACTTGTCAATTGAACTATTTGCACTTGCAAAGTATTTGCCAAACCCTTCACCTGTTTGCATCTGCTTTTGCAATGTCTGCAACCCTTGCATAGCGTTTTGAAGTGCTAGAAGTTTCTTCAAACTTTCTTCAACCTTATCACCATCAAGCCCAAAAAACGCTGCAAAACCTTTTGTTGTTGAAGCAATAGCCACCATTGACTGCATAGTGTCCATAAGAGCATCCATTGGCTTGTTTGCATCTTCCAACGTTGATTTCATGTTGTTGTATTCATGCACAACAGCCTTTAAACGTTCCTCTTCCTCTTCACTTATAATGCCATTTGCTTTCTTATTGGCAAGGTCTTGCATTTCAGTCTTTAGGTCACGAAGTTCTTGTCTAGCATGTTTGATACCTTCTGTTACACCATTGGCATAATTGCCAACATTCCTTGAATAAACGCCATATTCTGCTTCTAACTCCTTTAATTTTTGTGTTAATTCATTGATTTCTCTGGTCTGCTGCTTGAATAAATCATCGTTTATGTCAGTTGTGTTATGCTGCAACTTTAGGTCACGAAGTCTTTCCTTCATGCCCTGCATGGTGTTTAGGTTATACCCATCGCCTTTCGCTGCTGCTGCTTGGGATTTCATTTCAGTGGTGATTTGCTTTAATGCATCCTTCTCCATCAGCAGTGCTTTGTATTCTTCGCTTCTGTATGCTGCTTGTTTTTCCTGTATTTGGGCGATTTGCTTTTCAATCTTTTCTTGCTCTGACAATTCAGAACGTCTACTGCCACCGCTGCCACCAGTTGAAGCACCAATGCCCTTACCTTCCAATGCTTTCATTCTATTTTCAAGGGCTTCAAGTTGCTTGTTAAGACTATCAACTGCACTGACGCTTTCATTAAGGCCGTTGATAACAATTTTATATTCCTTTATATTAGCCATAATTCAATTTTGTTTTTTAAATATTTTTTGTATATTTGTGTCAAACGCTAATTTATATTAAACATATTATGATATGGGGAAGTTTACTATTTACCTACGAAGAAACAAAGTTAATGGGAAATGTTATGTCGGCCAAACAAGTGATTTTAAACGAAGGGAAAATGAATGGAAATGCTTAAATTATTATTATGCTAATGGCCACATTTGCAATGACAGAGCCAAATATGGTCTAGACAATTGGACTGTAGAGACACTTGCAGAAGTTGATAACAGGGAAGATGCTTGGGAGTTGGAACAACGTTTTATAAATGACTATAACACCTTATGGCCAAATGGGTATAACCTTTCTAAAGGTGGTGGTGGCCCTAATGGTGTACACCACTCTGATGAAACTAGACAAAAAATGTCAGAAGCAAAGAAAGGCGAAAAAAACTATTGGTATGGAAAACACCTATATGATGAAACTAGACAAAAAATGTCAAAAGCAAAGAAAGGAAAAGAACAATCAGAAGAGCAAATAAAAAATGCATCAGAAGCTAGGAAAAAAACAATATTCCAATATACTTTGGATGGTGAACTTGTCAAAATTTGGCCGTCTGCTAAAGATGTATATGAAGAATTAGAAATACCATGCCACATTTCAGAATGTTGCAAAAATAAAAGAAAAACATGTGGCGGCTACATGTGGAGTTACACCCCACTGTAGCCACTGTATTTAAAGGCACAGGATTTCATCAGTCAACACCCAAGTTATTGTTGTCGTTTGGTTGCAAAAATCACAGTCAATGGCAACAAAATCCCCAAGTTTCACATGCCCTGTTGTTTGCCATGTAACACCATCAAGTGTATATTCCTCTTCCATTAATCTATATTTCTGGCAATGCTCGTCTTCTGCATCAAGGCAGATATAATGCCCTAGCCAACTCCAACGAGAATCCAACCAACAATCCCTACTATGTGATTGAATAAGGCTTCCAATCCTAAACGTTGATGTTTTCACCAATGTTGTTGTTGATGTTCCAGTCCAAAGATACACCTTTTCGTACTTTGCCCCATCTTGACAAATGTATTCACCATCTTCGACAATCCAATCTGAATATTGCTTTGTTTGGTTGATGGTTGCAGTTCCATTGCAGCATCCAGACACTGTTATAACGTATTGTATTGGGTCTGACGTTGTGTTTTGGGGTATTGTTACATTAAGTGTATTATACCCCTTTGTCGTTGTTATATCTGAAACGACACTGCCATCTTTTGTAATGCTATCGACATAGAAATTATCACAATTAACTTCGAATGATATTGTTTGTTGTAGACAGTCAATAGTTGTTTCTTGGGGCTTTATACAACTAATAGGGGCTTGTATGTTGACGTTATAGTTATATTCACTAGCACAACATAAAACAGCCAATGGGACGTTTATAGAGCCTGTAGAGGGTGTTACGTTGGAAGTAATGGTTATTGTATAGTTTGTGCCACCTTCCCCTGTTGCAGGACTTACAGTGACAGCAGTTGTTGCAGGTGTTATTGACCAATTGCATGATGCCATAAAATCAAATGATAATGAAGATCCAGATAATGCAATTGTATTTGGCATATTGGTTTCAATGGTGCAATCATGTTCGTCTTCCCTGTATGCACATTCTATTGTTGGAAAATAGTTGGTGTTTGGACGTGGAAAAGTGACGTTTTCAAATGTTCCAACAATGTCATTCCAAAATTGCAATAATCCATCATAGTTTTCATGACACCAATCATCATCAGGGTCTTGCAAGCATTCATATACGTCTTCAACCATCTTGTATTTGCCTGTCATATTTCCCAATGCATTAAATTCAGCCATCATCAAGTGCCTTGCAAGTCCTGGTCCTCCACTACATTCATAGGTCTTGACGTTTCCAATGTATCTGACAAAATCCCAATATGTTTCTTCATTTTTCTGCTCTTCAATTTCATCAACCACAACGCCTAGTCTTCCAACAGCAGTTAATGTTATCGTAACAGTGTCGCTATTGCCAACGTTTGATGATGCTTCAACGTTATATTTGGGTTGAAGGTTTTCGATGTATATAATTTTATTGTCCTTTGTTGTTACCTTTGCAAAATATACGTTATTGAAAAACTCTAGAAGGTTATAAGGAAATGAATCATCAAATGAAGACAATGGAAGTGCAAATTGAAGCGTGTTTGTTATCTTTTCACCATCAAAGTTTTCTTCGACCATTGCACTGTTCTTGTAGTGTTCAATGTCCTTTAGATTTTCAGTCAAATACGCTATTTTTGCATTTCTGTCAAGCCTTGCCTTTGTCTGCTCTATCATTTCTACCTTTAGAATGCCATTTAAGGCATAATAGGAGCACGCTGTTGGCTTTTCCACGTTCAAGTGGTCAACTACCAAGGTGGGGTAATTTGAAGAGGTCTGAAACGTTATTTCCGTTTGGTTCTGATTTTCCCCAACATTGAATGTATATTGCAAGTTTGCCTTAAAGTCTGGATTGAAAAGATAACGCTTTCCATTTTTGCCTTCCAAGACAACATATAGTTTCCTTCCAACCAACGTTGTTATGTCTGCCTTTCCTGCAACATTGATAACAACCGACTTTGTAAACCTATACCTTTCATCAAGTGACGTTGTTTCGTTGAATGATATTGAAAAACCAGATAAAATAGTTGGTGAAGGGTGTATCATTTGAACGTATGCCCTGCCATTATCTATTTTAATTGACTTTACGTTTGTTTCATCAAATATATAACAATATGGTTGAAGGTTGTGAATACCATATTTGCAGAATTTCATTAAAAAGTTCTTTACCATTGCATGTTTATTTACCAATAAACATATTATTTAAAGACAGATATGTTTATTGTAAAATATATTTTACAATGGGAAGATGCATTTATCCAGATGAAGACATGAAAAGATGGGAAATATACAACAACTGTTGTGAAATGCTTGCCAATGCTGATAACTATTATACCATTTATCAAATTGATAAGTTGTTAAAGGATAAGGCAAGCAGTGAAAGTGTTGCAGAATTATCCCAACAAGTTAACGAAATACTAGGGAATACTTATACAAAAAATGAAATTAACGCCATTTTGGAAAATTATCTAGATATAACAGCATTGGAAGGTGTTATGGATAACTATGCCAAAATTGACGGAACAACCCTTGTTTTAAATGAATAATAATTAAAAAATAATACGTATTATGCCGAATATTAATGAAATTAGACTATCAGGAACTGATTATACCATAGTCGATTCCACTGCCCTTCATACACTTGACAACACTGTTACTAGTGATGGTGCTAATGCCGTTAAAGGTAGTGGCATTTACGCTGCTATAACAGCAGTTACAGAAGCAATTGCAAGCATGCATTATCAGACGAGTGGTGACGTTGAAACAGCCATTGCACCATTATTCGGTGCTGTTGCCTATGATTCAGCCACCCAAAGAATTAACTTCTATCATGATTCAACTACTGGGGCTGTATTAACCTATGTTGATGCAACACCATTTGTCAAAGATGGATTCCTTGTAAGTGTTGAAATTGATGATGTTGTGATTGAAGGTGAAACTGTCACTTGTTTGGTGTTTAAGTGGAATACTGATGCTGGAATACAAGAAACTGACATTCCTATTGCTGATTTATTTGACCCAACCAACTATTACACCAAGACAGAAGTTGATAACGCCCTTAATGGTAAGCAAGACACGTTAACAGCTGGTGCAGGTATTGCTATCAACAATCAAAACGTTATCAGTGTAACAGCATCTACTACTGTTGACCAAACAATCATTGAAAATAGTACGAATGCTGTTGCAGGTGGTGCTGTATTTACAGGACTTGCAGGAAAGAACCAAGTCATAACTGTAACAGGTACGACTTTGGTTGTATCATAGAATAAAAATATTTAACAAAAATAAAATCCCAAGTTTAACGCTTGGGATTTTTTGTTTTATAGGTTTTCGTTGTAGTCAATCACCTGTTGAATTTGTTCATCAGTTAATGTTGTCTGTGACATGTAAATCCAATAGAAATCGCCTACCCATTGTTCTTTAGTAACATTATAACCATAACCAGTAAATAATGCACCTGCTTTTGAACTATCAGCATTTATGCCACCAAAAGTAAAATTAGTTGGGGTTGTAGCATTTCCACTTGTCCAGTTATTATAATACACTTTTGCAGAATTATTATCCCAATATACTCTAGCTGATAATATATCAGGGTTTGAACTTGAACAAGAAATTTCACCTGTTGGACTAGTTCCATGCAATGTTAGTTTTCCTGTATATTGTCTATACATCCAATTGTAATTGTTATCCCTGTTTGTTATAACACTATGTGTACCAGCAGAAGTTGTCATAGCTTTTGAAACAATGGTAAATGCTGCACCTGTTGATGTATTTGTACGATTGAAAAGTGCAATGTCTTGATTTGCTTTTCTTATTTGCATTGAAGCAGTATTAACTGATATATAACCATCAGCAGAATGGTCAACAATGTTAGAAGGATTCACTACTGCAACTGCATCAACATCATTCAACTGCCCATCTGTTTTTGGCATTGAATGTGTCGTGGCATCATATTGTTTGGCGTTATAATTAAGCACAAATGGAATATCTGGTAAAGAATATGTATTTTCAACCCATTCACCATTTTCATATTTATACTTTGTTCCATTAACAGTTGCTTTCATTCCTTCCCATGCATATGCATATGCTTCCATGTCTGCCACGCTTGCAAACTCCCTGTTATTGGGGTATAATGTAAACGTTACTGTCCTTGCTGCTTGCCCTGCTGTGAACACCTGGTTATTTGCTGAAAACATGTTGCTTGTCTGACTAACAGTGTAACTATACGTATATGGCACGTCATAACTTGTCGACGTTGTTGAAGACGTTGTGCCACCATTATATGGCCATGTTACTTCTGTCTTAAATGCAGGTGTTTCAGCATCATTGGGGTCATACGTTACATAGGTAATTGTTACTGCTTCATCATTTAACTTGGAATAAACAATATCAAATGTGCTATTGTAGTTGTCAGTGTAAAAGTCTGTATTTAATGCAGTTTGTAGTTGATAGCCATATATGTAATGCCTATCTGATGATTGGGCAAGTCTAAACCTACCTCCTATTGGCATAGATTCATTTCTTGGATATGAATTTATACTAGAAATTCCAACACCACAAGCATTATATTTAAACAGATTATAATATACAGTTTCACTAGGTGTTAAAACATTGCTGTTGCCATCTACAAGTCTTAACTGTAATGTTTTATTGCTTATAGAATCATATATAAAGTTAACGCTTCTTACGTCGCCTGCAACAGACGTAAATGTGGCACTAGATACGCTTGGGCAATAATTATAGTTTGAATAGTTTGTATATGAAGTATGACTGCCACTTGGTAAACCTATAATCCATCTACTATAGAAATAATTAGTGCCACCACTTGTTGAATTATTGCCATCAATATACAAGTTTTTATTAACTGTTGAACTAATTGTTGATGCAGAGAATGTTACCTGCTCCCAATTTTCATTTGTTTGGTCTTTTGGAATTAATATTGTTGCATTGCCAATATAACTGCTGTATGTTCTGCCATAGAAAATAACATAAAACGTGTGTTCGACATTTTTATCCAGATTATTATATGTTACCCTTCTATAGTTGCTTAAATTAACAGCAGATTTTGGTGCTTTGTCCCATCCATACGTATTTGTTATTGCTCTAGGGTCATTATAGGACATGCTTGTCTGGTCTGTTGACAATTCATCAACATTTGTTGCAACAACATAGTTATTGCTTGGATAGCCACTTGTTCTTAAATAATATGTAAAGTCTTCATACCCAAAAATCGTAACCTTTGCAACTTTATAAGAATATGAAGTTGAAGTTGTTTCAAGGTCGAAATCATCATAATACGAAGAATTTGGATTATACGTTGCAGATTGGGTAATTGTCCATCCACTTGCAGCATTTGGCGTTACATCTTCAACCTTGTAATATTCCAGAACTTTAACCCAAGTATTTGTAGAATCAAATGTATATCTTTCGCCATCAATAAATGCAACCATTCCAACCCAAGGGCATTCGTATGCAAGTGCCTCTTCCATTGTATCAAATGTTACATAGTTTTCTGGTTCTGACTTGTCAGCATAATACTTTGGATAATCAACAGCGCCATTATTGACTTTGTACATTGTATATAATGCATTTCCATCATTTGTATAGAAAGCACTTTCGCTTCTACCGTCGTTATTATACCAATTAAGCAAATTAGTAGAATTAAACAACTGATTCAATCCATACCCACCAAAATAACTGCCGCCCCACTGTTTCATTTCAATTAAGCCAATCGCCCCATCATAATCATCTAGAAGAATTGGTGCTTTTTGGGATTCATCAACCAAATAGAATGAATTTGAAGTTGTCCTTGCTTGATAACCAAAATATTCACCAGTATTAACGTTTTTGATGTAATATGTATTTGCCGATGCTGTATCTTCCAATTTCCATACTGCTGCATCAATGATGGTGCTTGTGGTTATTGTATTCGAACCTGTATTGGCACTGAAATTGCCCGCCCTATTGTACGTGCCATCGTTAAAATATGACATCATATATTGTGGTTCTTTGGGGTTGTTGTGGTTCTTAAATGATATAACAACATAATCACCATCAGAAAAATTGCTTGTATCGCCACTTTCGCCAATATTTTCAATTGTGAAATTGTTTGTTTTTGAATCACCTGTTATTTCTCCTAGATTATTCCAACTATTACCATCCCATTCATATTCATAATCACCATCAATGGTCAACTTTCCCTTATATGTTGTGACACAATCCTGTTGTGGTGTTCCCTCTTCACCTGCTGTTAATGTGAATGCAGAAGGTGCATAGAATGCATTGTTTACAATGTCATACACGCCAACTTTATTGTCGCTATCCATTTTGCAAGGAACATAGTCATAAACAGCAGTGCCACCACTTGTTTCAACCTTGAAGTTATGGAACTTCAAATTTGCAGAATACCAACTGTTATTGTTATTTCCATTTATAGTAGAAAACAATGGCATATCGTATATACCTGTTGCAATTGTTGCTGAACTCCATGTCATTGTGCTTGTTCCACTATATGTTTCATACCCTTCACTTTCAATAAGTAAATCAGCGCCTTGCCCCAACGTGTAATTATGCAAATTAGTTACAACTTTAGTTCTAGAATTTTCATAAAATGCAATTTTACCTGCCATTGGGCTGCTATCAACATTCCTTCCATCCATTCTATAGTTGAATAGAGAAACACACCCTCTATTGGCAACAGTTCCCCAACCATTATCCCATTTCAATATTCCAAACTTTTTAAACTCCACGCCACCATCATTATCGACAATATCGCCATAATAACTTGTTGTATAAAAATCTAGTGGGGTAAATTCAAATGTGTATTTGTAATCTTCTTGAAGATTGTTTGGAACAGTAAAGGCACTTGCACCATATACATCATGCACCATTGGAACAGTAAAATCTACCAATTCTGTATATCCAGCTGGTAGCCTTGATGGTGCACTTTGGCATTCAGTTCTTCCGCTAGCATATACACCATATTCTTCAAATTGATTAAGATTGTTAAGTTTGTACCATTTTTCAGTTGCATTGTCAAATACATCAACAAATTCAGTGTCGTGATACTGTGTTATATCATCGACAACTGCAAAACATGGTGTTTGGGCTGTTGGTGAACTTCCTGCAACCTTATAGTAACAAACGGCATTGTTTCGATACACCTTTATGATATTGTCATCGCCAAAGTTCCAATCATTTATTTTTGATTCGTTGTATTTAATCATAGTTTATTATATATGAATAATTATGTTGGTATTGCTTGTATATTACTAGCATAATTGCTCCACCCACTTGCTGTTTTATAGGTACTAACTTTTGCTGATGGTACATATATTATTAAGTTATTGCTAGTATTTATAAATACGCCACTACCTAACGTTGGCGGTGTTGTGGCTAAAACTGTTACACTTGTAAGACTACTACAACCTCTGAAAGCACTATCACCAATACTTGTAACACTATTACCAATAGTTACACTTGTAAGGCCACTACAACCTCTAAAAGCGCCACTATTAATGTTTGTAACACTATCAGGTATTGTTATACTTGTAAGTCTTATACAATTTTGGAAAGCGTAATTACCAATACTTGTAACGCTATCAGGTATTGTTATGCTTGGAAGACTTCTACAATTAAAAAAAGTATTATTATTAATTATTGTAACGCCACTTGGAATATTTATGCTTGTAAGGCCACTACAACTACTGAAAGCATCATAACCAATGGTTGTAACACTATTAGGTATTGTTATGTTTGGAAGACTTCTACAGTTAGAGAAAGCACTATTTCTAATGCTTGTAACACCACTTCCTATGGTTACACTTGTAAGGCTACTGCAATAAGCAAAAACATATTCATCAATGCTTGTAACATTATCAGGTATTGTTACACTTGTAAGGCCGGTACACCAACCGAAAGCGCTACTACCAATACTTGTAACACTATTAGGTATTGTTACACTTGTAAGGCCACTACTACCTTTGAAAGCATTTTGGCTAATACTTGTTACACAGTCGCCAATCAGCACTGATTCAAGGTCAGCCAATGTAACTTCATTCTCTGTTATTGCTGATGATGAATCACATTCCGCTGTTGTAACGCTGCCCCCAGTATAAGTTGCTTTCCATTTAAAATTTGGTTCTGCTGTTGGATATAGTTTAACATCGCCTAGGTAGATGGAACAATCGTTGCCACCTACCTTAAACGCTGATATGTCTAAATTCCCTATCTTCATAATTTATCAATTTTTACACTGGCAAAACGCCATCATAATCAGATATTGGATAAATAATATTCTCTGATTCCATCCATGTTGCTTTATATGTGTTAACAGCATTATCTGGAACATATATTCCATCAAGGCTTAATGCAGAAAAGCCAAACAAAACTGTTGGTGGTGTTGTGGTTTCAAGCACCAAATTTCCAACGTTTGATGGAAGACTGCCAACTGTTGTTATTTGGGCTGGAACAAGAAAGTCTATTGGCTGTGCATCACTGCCCCAACCACCACCTAAATCACCAGTAAATGCATCGAAAATGGTTGTGGTGTTTTGCAAGCCATACTTAACAACATAGTCTGTATTATGGACTGATTGGTTTTCCCAAACTGCTGCAATTGGGTTGACTTCAACATCATTAATTGTTACACTTGAAATTTTGTCTCCAACGTCAGATGAAGCACCATTGAACAATACAATATCTTCGCCATCTCTTGCATCACTAGGTGTATGCCATGCAATCATAACCTTATCATTAGGTGCACTTTTATCATAATAAATGCTATCAGTTGCAGTTACCCAAGAAACTGCTGGATAATTCAATGTTGCAGCATTATAATCTGCCACCGTTGCAAACTTTTTTAAGTTATTAGCCATATTTTTGTAGTATTTTTTCTTTTATTTTAATTAATTCGTCATACATTGGCAACATATCAGGGTTTATTTGAAAAAAATCATCTATCTTTCTATGCCTATCCCTGCAATGCATACCCCTTTTATAGAGTTTCCAAATATATTCTTCCCAACTCCTTGTAATATAGTGTTTCAGATACATTTTATCATATACAATTGCCCTTCTATCCTTCTTTCCATTGGTCTTAACCCAATTCCCTGCTGGGCAATGCAATCCACAAATATGCCATCTTGTAATCTTGTTTAAATTCCAACATATCTTGGTGTTTATGCATACCTTTGCATCCCAATCTGTATCATTTCCCCTTTGTGTGTAAAACTCCCTATAGTCCTTGCCATCATAATTTGGCTTATAAACCCTCCCAGACGCTCCAAAATTCATCCATTGGAGCAATACTGCATCTTTGTCTTGAAAACCCTCCAGAACGTCTGAAATTGCCTTATATGGGTCTTGTAATGTAATGTATTCGTCTATATCCAACGTAAAACACCAATCATATACCTTTAATGCCTGTATCTTTAGTACACCATCAACAATGTAAAACCTTTGATTTATGCCCCCTTTTTCCCTGTTTGTTATCAGTTTCTTCTTGCCTTGTTCGTTATCATATATATCAAACACGCTCCAGAGGGTAACATTATCATATTGGTCAGTTATATGCTTATGTGAATGGCTGCCAATGTCTTCATATATGAAGATCTGGTCAACCATCTTTGTATGATAGTCCAACCATGACTTTAAGTATTCGTCTAGTTCATTAAGTATGACAGTGTGAATGCAGGTTTTCATTAAACAATAATATAGAGTGTATTTGCATCTTTAGTTGCTAGGGCATCATACTGTGCTTGGGTCAGTTTTACAAGTTTCAAGCCACCCAATGCTGTAACAGCACCATTCCAATTTGTCCTTTCAGTTGAATTGATGTGGACTGTAGTGTTTGCTGTATGTGCTGTGACAACATCATTTATTGCATCAGTGGTTGCATCAAGGTCGTTTAATGCTGCTGCTGTCACCTCTTCGTCTTCTGCAAGTCTTGCTTCTGTTGCTGCTGAATAAGTTGAAAACGCTGTAGTATCAACCTTATTTGCCAACAGTCCATTAACTTCTGTCTTGTTATAGTAATTTGTTAGGTCAGTTGGTGTATATGCACTAGCATCAAGTTTCTTTTCTTCAAGGTCGTTTAATGCTGCCGCTGCAACACTTTCAATTTCGTCTAACAAATCATCAATTTCATCTTTGTTATAATAATCGCTTAAATCCCCAGCAGTAGCATCAGTTATGATGTATAAAGTATTGGGGTCTTTTGTTACCAATGCATCATACTCCGCTTGGGTTAATTCAACAGTCTTTGTTGCTGATATATCACGAATATCAAAATCAACGTTTTGAACTTTTATTTTATTAATTTCCATAAAATCTAGATTTTCTAATAAACATATTGTTAGACAAAATAAATAAGGGTGTAGCCATCTACACCCTTTCATTCGTTTTATTTAAAAACCTTGGATTCTTGATGCATATAAAGTCCAATTTTGTGCTGTTTTGTATGCATTAACACTTGCAGCTGGAACATAAATTGGGCAGTTATTTGTGTTGTCGAATGGTCTAAAACTACTAGCAAATATTTCAGGTGGTGTTACTGCATTAATTTTAATACTTGTAAGACCACTGCAACCATCAAAAGATGAAATTCCAATGGAAGTAACGCCACTTGGTATTTCAATTGAAGTTAATCTAGTACAATTCATGAAAACTCCAGAAGTTATTTCTTTAACCCCTATTGGAATTGTTATGGCTGTTAATGATGTGCAGCCTGCAAAAGCACTTCCTTCAATTCTTGTAACACCACTTGGTATATTAATCGAAGGTAAACAAGAATGTGCAAAAGCCGACTTGCCAATTGTCACCAAACTTTGTGGCAATATGCAACTTACCAAACACGTTTCTTGTTCAAATGCAGAATCACCAATACCTGTTACACAATCGCCAACAACTACAGTTCTATAGCAAGGTGTATCTGGTGTTCTTATGACTTGATGGTTTGTGTCCCCAGAAGTTAATATTGGGTCTCCATTGCATTCAACAGTTCCTGTAGTTCCATTTGAATATTGGTATTCCATCTTTTTTCCAAATTCGCCAAACACCAATTCACCATCACATGAAAACGCCTTTACGATTGTAAAACCAGAATAATATATGCCTGTTATTTGATTATTATTAAATATCATAATTATTCATGAATTAAGTAAAGCACATTAGGTTCTTTAACCGCTAGTGCATTATATTCTGCTAACGTGCCACACCAAAACTTATTGTTAACTAGATTATTAACTTCTGTTTTAGTGTATGTGTTAGCAGTTGTAGCAAAATTAACAGTTTCAGCAGAAGTTATATAGTGCATATCATTCGTTAAAGCACTGTTTGATGTAGGGATAAGGTTGTTAACTTCCTGTTTGCTATAGTAATTTGAAAGGTCTGTTGGGGTATATGCACTAGCATCAAGTTTGCCATTTAAAGCCCCCACAATCGCTTTATTTTCTACTGGATTGGTACTTGTAGGGTCAAGGTTTTCATCTACTGTTATAGACGTTCCACTGCCCTCTATGACAATATTTCCACTTCCACTAATAACTTGACCATTGATTGTTTTTAATGGCTGATGTTCAGTTAAATAATTTTTATTTTCAACCCATTGTTTTGTGGCATAATTTGAAAGGTCAACAGGTGTATATGCTGATACGTCCAATTTTCCATTTAAAGCCATTGTAACGACTTTGTTTTGCACGGGGTTGGTACTTGTAGGGTCAAGGTACGAATCGACCGTTACAGAGCCTCCAGACGCTTCTATAACGATATTTCCATCACCAATAAGACTTTGATTGTTCACTGTCTTTAGATGTTGATGTTCTGTAAGGTAGCCTTGATTTTGCACCCACGTTTCAGTGGCATACCCATTTAATGCAGCATTGGTAATATATCCAGCATCATTGACAAGTTCTGATACATTGGTAGGAATCAGTGTATCAACCTCCAACTTTGTATAATAGTTTGAAAGGTCAATTTCATCTATTTCTTGCTGCAACACTTCATCATCCGTATGAAGGTTTTCAATTTCAGCCCAAATTGAATCACAATCACAATTGTTTATTTGCCTAGGTGTTCCATTGCAGCCACAACCACAATTGCCACCTCTTAACCAATTTCTATAATTCATATCGTGTATATTTTTTAATAAACATATTAATTAAGGTATTGCTCTGATTTTACTAGAGTAACTGCTCCAACCACTTGCTGCTTTGTAAGCACTAACACTTTCTGATGGCACATAAATTATTAAGTTATTGCTGGCACCATAAAATGCACTGCTTTCTAGTGTTGGTGGTGTTGTCGCTAATACTGTTACACTTGTAAGGTTGCTACAATAACCGAAAGCATCACTACTAATGCTTGTAACACTATCAGGTATTGTTATGCTTGTAAGGCCGCTACAACTACGGAAAGCGCCATTACCAATACTTGTAACACTATTAGGTATATCTATACTTGTAAGGCCAGTGCAATATCGGAAAGCACGTTCGCCTATACTTGTAACACTATTAGGTATGGTTATACTTGTAAGGCTATAACAGCTACTGAAAGAATCATCATTGATTGTTGTTACACAAGTGCCAATTTCAACTGATGTAAGCCCTGTTTTGTTTATTTCTCCATTTGTTATTGATGATGTTGAATCACACTGTGCTGATGATGTTGTGCCACCAGTATAAGTTGCTTTCCATTTAAACGTTGGCGTTGGTGGGACATAGCCACAATCTTCACTGTTAGCTTCAATTAAAGTTGTTGCACTTGTTCCGGTTGTTGTCCACGTAACACCTTCATCGTAGGACACTTGATATTCCTCTAGAACATACTTATCATAGTTAATGCAAGTCGTTGCTGTTGTTAATGTTCTGTATTGTGGTGTTGGTGTTGGACTAGGGCAATCTGCTGAATCATATTCATACAAACTGCCTTTTTGATATTCAGCTGGGGTAACATCAACCCATGTCACCCCATCATCGTATGATACTTGTTTCTTCTGCTTAAAAAATTTGCAAGCCATTTCAATTAACGTTTTTTAATAATTATGATATTGCTCTAATTCTACTAGCATAAGTGCTCCAATAATTTGCTGTTTTATAAGCGTTAACACTTGCAGCTGGAACATAAATGGGGCAGTCGTTGGTATGGTGAAAAGCATAGTCATTTGTTATGTATGGTGGTGTTGTTGCATTTATTGTTATACTAGTAAGATTAGTGCAATATTTGAAAGCTTCGCCGCCAATAGTTGAAACACCTCTTCCAAGCGTTACACTTGTAAGACCACTACAACTTTTGAAAGCGCCATCACCAATATATGTAACACTTGGTAATGACAGACTTGTAAGACTTCTACAACCATAAAAAGCATCCATATCTATTCTTGTAAAATTTGTCATATCGATGTTTGAAAGGTTAATGCAAGATGAAAATGCCTCGTCATCAATACTTCTAACAGTACCTTCCATTGTTACGCCTGTAAGAGTATAACAAGCTCTGAAAACATAAAGGCCAATTTCTGTAACACAATTACCTAGCGCCACTGTTTTAACATCACCTGGCGGTATTTCGTCATACACCAACGTTGTAAGTGAATTACATTCGCCAGAGCTTGTTGTTCCATCCAGATAGGTTATAATCCATTTAGTACCTGCTGGAGGTGTTGGAGGTATATAGCCACAATCAGTAGAAGCAGCTTCAATTATTGGCAATGCTGCCCTTTCATCACCTGTTGGTGTCCAAGTAGTGCCACTGTCATAACTAATTTCTTCTATTTCCCTTGTCATTTTGTTTGTTCCAGAACAAACATAGCCTGTTGATGCTACCCATCTATATTGAACTTCTGGGCAATCATCACATATATAATCCTCTGATATTGGTATATTTGTCCATCTATAAATTGGTTCTACAGGCGTTGGTGGGTAGCCACAATCAGGGCTGTCAGCTTCAACTAAAGTTGTTGCTGATGTTGCTGTCGTTGTCCAAGTAACACCACTATCATAACTAACTTGGTATTCTTCTAGAACATACTTGTCATACCCCACACAAGTTCTTGCAGACGTTAATGTTCTGTACTGGGGAGTTGGTGGGATATATCCACAATCTTCTGATTGATATTCATATAATTCTCCCTTTTGGTATTCAGCAGGTGTTACATCATGCCATGTTGTTTCTTCAACGTATCTGTACTGTTTCTGCAATTTATAATATTTACATTCGTTCGCCATTTTAACTTCTTTTAACTATTACGAATTATTTATGGTATAGCCTGTATTCCATCTATAGAAGAAGGCTATGGAATAGCCTGAATTCTACTAGCATAATTGCTCCAATTTGTAGCTGTTTTATAAGCGTTAACACTAGAAGATGGCACATAAATTGGGCAATTGTTGGTGCCGCCAAATGCAGCACTACCTAATGTTGGAGGTGTTGTTGCATTTATTGTTATACTTGTAAGACTAGTACAATCTTGGAAAGCACCTTCATCAATGCCTGTAACACCACTTCCTATTGTTACACTTGTAAGACTTCTACAATAAGCAAAAGCATAATTACCAATACTTGTAACACTGCTTGGAATGGCAACACTTGTAAGGCCGCTACAAGTCATGAAAGCCCAAACGCCAATAGTAGTAACGCTATTTGGAATTGTTATACCTGTAAGGCTTGGGCAATTATCAAAGGCAACAGTACCAATAGTATTAACAGTATTTGGAATGTTTACGCTTGCAAGACTAGTACAAGATTGAAAAACACCTTCATTAATGCTTGTAATGCCGCTGCCAATGGTTACACTAGTAAGACCTTGACAAGCATGAAAAGCATAACTTCCAATGCTTGTAACACTATTTGGAATAATTACGCTTGTAAGGCCTGCCTGTTTAAAAGCTTCATCGCCAATACTTGTAACAGTGTTTGGGATGGTTACACTTGTAAAAATACCAGCAGGTATGCTTCCATCATAAAAAGCCCTATAATTTATGTGTGTAACACAAGTGCCAATAATAACTGATTGTAGATTACCTGTTTCAATTTCATTCTGGGTAATGGCTGATGTGCTATCACAATTTGCTGATGATGTTGTACCCCCATAATAAGTTGC